CAGTGATAGTAGTACAGAGATTAAGAAGGAAGGCAAGTTTATTCTCATCTACTCCCCTCCCGGAGAAGGTAAGACAACTCTTGCTGCTCAGTTTCCTGATCCTCTCTTCATCATCACTCACGGCGAGACAGGTATTCATTCAGCAAAGCGTAAAGGTGTCGCTGCTAAATCCATTCCAGTGATTGAACTCGAACCTCTCTACGCTCAGAATGAAATCCCTATTGGCAAAGGACATGTCGGTTGGGATAAGTGTATCTCTAACGTCGAGCAGTTTGCTAAAGGCAAGCACGACAGAAGAACACTTGTGCTCGACACAACCAGCGGACTTGAAAGCCTATGCTTTCAGCATTGTGCTTCTCTCCAGTTTGATGGTGACATGCAGAGTCGTGCTCAGGACTGTTGGAATCATTACGCTGCTGGACCTCGTAAAGCAGCTGAATCCTATTGGCAGGGAGAACTTCTTACACAATGTATCAACGCCGTAGGTAACGGTCTGAACGTCGTCATGCTCGGACACAGTGCTCTACGTCTTCAAGCTAATCCTAATGGTCCTGACTTCAATGTGTACAGCCCTGAACTTCAGCTGATCTGATAGGACCATCCTTCAGAGCAATGAAGAACGTAATCTTCTCGTTAGCGTACTCACCTGTGTCTTCTGTGGTACGAAACTCAAATACTACGTTTGTGACACCGTCCTTGTCGTAAGTAGAGAACCGTTTGAAGACGCAAGGATAATCACCATCAGGACCGGAGAATTCTCTGCTCGCCTGTACTGTCTTTGCTTTCTGCATGTTCTTACGCAGACGAGCATTCTTATTCATCGCTGCAAACAAGCCACCACTCTTCTGTTCAGCCATTGTACTACTTTCAATCGATTGGAATTACTGAGTTGATTGCTGCAAACGTCTTCGCAGCACTATCACCACAAATGATAGGTTCTTGAATGTTGTCCCAATTCTTAGCCGTGTACCACGTCTCTGACTGGACACCAATAAATCGTTCACTACTTGTTACTGTTCTTTTGCGAGTTCCTTTGTCTGTTGTGAATTCTTGATACCGTCCCATGAACCATAGGTGATGCAACACTTTGTTGGTATAGATGAGGATTTTGTTCTGAAGCTCAGGACTGTACACATTGAAGTCAGGACCATTAGGATTGGCTTGAAGACGTAAAGCACTGTGCCCGAGCATAACGACGTTCAAACCGTTACCTACGGCGTTAATACATTGTGTGAGAAGTTCTCCCTGCCAATAGGATTCAGCTGCTTTACGAGGTCCAGCAGCATAATGGTTCCAACAGTCCTGAGCACGACTTTGCATGTCACCATCAAACTGAAGAGAAGCACAATGTTGAAAGCATAGGCTTTCAAGTCCGCTGGTTGTGTCGAGCACAAGTGTTCTTCTGTCGTGTTTGCCTTTAGCAAACTGCTCGACGTTAGAGATACACTTATCCCAACCAACATGTCCTTTACCGATAGGAATTTCATTCTGAGCGTAGAGAGGTTCAAGTTCAATCACTGGAATAGATTTAGCAGCGACACCTTTACGCTTTGCTGAATGAATACCTGTCTCACCGTGAGTGATGATAAAAAGAGGATCAGGAAACTGAGCAGCAAGAGTTGTCTTACCTTCTCCGGGAGGAGAGTAGATGAGAATGAACTTACCTTCCTTCTTAATCTCTGTACTGCTGTCACTGAACGGATTGGGCAGAGCTTTCGCAACTTGTCCTGTAGGTTTCGACTGTACTGCCGCAGCCGAAGATTTCGTCTGTGATACGTTTGGCTTCTGTGGTAGCGAAGGTCTTTTGAAGCTGGGGGACATGACGCTTTCTTTCTTTTGGGGAGTATATCCTAATCACTGCTACGCTGCATCCGGGATAGTGCTTCTTGAAATAATTCAGAGCTTTCTTCTTTGTTCGAGCCAGCACCTCAACTGTTCGCACTTCATCATCTTCACGGAATTGAACAGCAAATCTGAACTGTGGAGAAATGCCTACTCTGCTTCTTCGTTGACGCGATAGAATATCCATTAGTACCTCTTTTGTTTGGGACGCAAACCTAATGTACTTCCTGTGAGAGCGTAGTTACGGAAACGCTCATCTGTTCCTTCCATGTACGGATTGTAGAGACCGTAGGGAGTCATCCAATGATACTTATTGACCTGATCCTTTCTCTTTGGGTGTGTCATGTACTCGTACCAATCTAGGAACGCTTCCAGCATTGGGTAGAGACACATGTGAAGGAAACGAGTGAATCTGTTCATGTGAGGACGAGCAATGAATTGGTAGAAGTGTGTCTCAGGATTCTCAGAGATGTACTTGACCAATCGTGTCTGGTAGTCTTCTTTTGATTCTTTCTTCTTTTTCGCTGGACCCGCATAAGCGAATCCACCGGGACGTCGAATGTTTTGATACCATACCTTATCCGGCAGTGCGTCATGATTAACATACCACATCAAGCAATAATAGTTGAACTGCAGGTTGAGGTCAATTTCGCTGGCAATCCTTTCCGGGTTCCAATCAGCACGACACTTGTTCTCCATGATACAAGTGTCATTCTCACCATCTATGTATCCTATGAGTTTTATTGGTCTGCCGGATGGTAGAGTGATGGTAGCAGAGTGGCGAGCTTCAGATTTGGTGAAGCTCCATTTAGCGAGGTCTTCAGCGTAATATTGAAGGAAGATTCTACCCTGCTTCTCTGCTAACGCTGACCACCATAGAATGTCATCGATGGCTTCTCCATGAGATTTGATTTGACGCTCAAACTCATTCTGGATGAACTTGCTGTGACCTCGTAATTCTTTGGTCTTGATGAATCCTTCAATGCCTGCCTGAAATAAACTACCGTAAGCTGTGTTCTTATTCCATTCTTCAACAGCTTCAAGGTCACGGAAATAACTGAGTTCGAAAGCAACACGATTGTTTAGCCAGAGTTCCAGAGCAGATAGGCTGAGGCCGTTATGGAGAGGGTTGATTACTTGACGCGACATTTAATGTTTCCAATTGTGGCACTTGTGGCAAAGAACTTGGAGCTTGTCTTCTTCACAAAACAAGGCTGTTACGAATGGGGCTATATCAGCTTCTGAACGCAAGCTACCGCACTCGTCTATGTGATCTATGTGTATTTCCTTTCTGGAGAATAAGTCGTTACACCATTCGCATTTGTACGCCCATTTCTGACGCTTGTTAGGTCCAACATAGGGTACTCGTACACGAAGAAGAACAGAGTGGATTGGAGGCCAACGTAAGGATAACTGTCGTAATCCTGAACGAAGGAATCCAAAGAACGCTGCTTCAGTCCATTGTCCTGAAGCTCTAGTTCTTTCCACTCTGTTAGTCTTGGGGCGTCTCATAAATTTTTCTTGTTCCGTGCAATCCACCACTTCTTATTGCGACGTTCTAACGCATTGTTGTTTCTCCTACAATTTTTACAGAGTTTTTCTGGATGCCTAATCTCTTTGAGGTACGGGAGTAGACGGTACACTACGTTGTTACATAGTGTACGTATCCCAGAAGAATCGGCTATACAATACTCTCCAGCTTCTGCTGAAGGTGGAGGTATTGTATGGTCACATTCCTCTTCACCTACATGACCTTCTGCGGGTCGATAAGCCTGCCACGCTTCGCAGAACATGATTCCATCCTAAATCCGGTTACGGGAGTCCGGAGCTGTGAAAGGTGCGTCTTCCTTGTTCCCTACCGAGGAAAGGATCGGTAGCCAGTCGAGAGGCAGATTATGACGCTTTTGTAGACGCAGCAGGAGCTGGCTTACGCTTTACAAACTTACCTACAACTGTGGGGGCTTTTACAGGTGCGGTAGGTTTTTCAGCTGCCTTCTCTGCTGCTTTAGCTTCGGCCTTTTCAGCCTTAGCTTTTTCTGCTGCTTCAGCCTTAGCTGCTTTGGCTGCTTCTCGGGCTTCAGCTTTTGCTGTTTTCTCAGCTTCCTTTCGTTCAGCTTCTTTCACCTTTTCTTCAGCTGACATGAGAGCAACAGAAGCTGCGTATTCAAACATCGCTGTATCCCATCCCGGCATGAGGGAAGGAACATTACGGTAGTTGTCAGCTTCCTTCTTCGTCAGCTTCAGGTCTGAAGGCTTACAGGAAACCCCTGTGACTAGAGCTGTGAGACATTTAACGAATGGAGCTACCCATTCAAGGTCACGGTCTTTGCTGCCTGCTTCAGCTGTCAGCTTGTTCCAGTACTGAGTGATAGCATGAGCAGGACTTCCTGCTGCGAAACCTGTACCGCTCGCTACCTGAGAGATGAACAGACTGACCTTTTCATGTTTGTCTTCATTAACGACCTGTTCATCATTCTCATCGAATTCGAGACAGGCGATGTAAGACAGAGCTGCGATGTATGGGAGGGACATTCGCAGACCAGTGTTCTCTTTACCATCAGCAGCTGTCAACACTTCACTGACAAACTTGCACAGATCGGGGTGACTGTTCTTGATGAAGTCGAGCATCTCGCTGGTCAGGAACTTCGGAGCACTACTCACTGTAGCACCGCCGGCACGCAACCATACCAACCGAGCAGCACCACCGAGAGCTTTACACCATGTGGCACGCTTTGAACCGCTGGTCTTCCATTCTGGTGCAATCTGTTCGTTAATCCAATCATCACGGAACAGTACGTCACCATGAGAGCGAGGATTGAGCTGATCCACAGTGTCAGCTGTATCAGAAGCAACACCGTAGATTACGACAGTGTGCAGGGTGAGAGGGCTAATAGCATCAGGGTATTTGTCCGCATCAGCATTGTATATTGCCTGAGCACGTGCCAGAGCAAGCAGACGATGCTGACCGCTGATAAAGCATTCGTTACCTTCTTCATCTTCACCGAAAATGAGAGGTTCACCGTTGAGAGCGAACTTGTTACGCAGCATTTCGTTTGCGTACAGATTGAGCTTTGCCTTACTTACAGGACGGTTGTTTGTGTTGAATGTGCTGAGGATCTCCAGAGCAGCTTCAGAGTCGATCTCACATGTAACTGACTTGATATTACTGTCGGCAACTTTGTTCTTGTTCAGGGCTGTGATAAGTTTCATGGGGCACCTTTTGTTTGGGACTAATCGAACTTGAATAGCAGCTGGCAAATATGTTGCGTCGGAACTGTTGCAGTGATTTTGGAGTGTTATGTGCAACAGTTCGGAAATATCAGTTTGTGTTGACGAAAACGACTAAAAGACAACACCCTGTATTTGTTCTGTCCAACCTCGTCGAAAAGCGTAGACAGAACTAACTAGGAGCACTTTCTTTCCTTGACGCAACACATTTGCCAGCGGACAGGTGGAGTTTAGCAAACTGTCCAGCAGAGTCAATGATTATTTTAAAATATTTTTTCTGATCGTTTCACCCTATCACTGAAGAAGTGAATGTGTATAATTGAAAGCGTGACGCAGCAATGAGCTGCATTCATCTATTCACTGAAGGAAAGAACAATGAAACGTGCGTTGATTGTAAATGCCACAGCA